TCTTCTTGGTGTTATGAATCCGATCTACATTTCCAGCAAAAAGAACGACAGTGTGGACAAGGCGTTGCAAGAGTTAATTCACGGGTTTGACATGCCATCGCCAAACTTTATGGGCAGTAAAGAAACTGACATGCGGACGTTCTACAATGCAGAAGGGCGGCAAGCCTACGACCGCTACATGGAGTTAACATCTACCACAACGGTTAATGGTCGGAATTTAAGGCAAGCCTTGAAGGGTTTGATCAATTCCCGTCAGTATAAAGCAGTGTCAAAGAGTATTCAAGAATCTGGAGGACAGTCCGCGCTTACCAGCCAAGACCCAAGAATTAAGCAAATCAACAAAGTTCTAGGGGCTTACCGAAGAAAGGCCAAGCGTGAGATGAGCGAAGAGTTCCCAGAACTTATTCAACGAGTTAAAGACATTAACGCTAAGAAACGACAGGTAATGCAATCAGCTTCTGAAGAACTTAACAACCCTATTCCCACCTTATAACACATCCTTACCATTATGCCTACAAACGGACTATCCTTTTACGAGATCCAGGTCTCCGTCGCACCTTTATCCATTAACTTTGCATTCGACGCGCTAACCGCAGACGACATTTCCGTTGTTGTTATTGCGACCAATGACACTCGGTTAGTGTTGGAAGAGGGAACCCACTACTCTCTTGACTTTGCCAACAAGACAATTACGTGCCTTGAATCAGCGTGGACCGCAATCCCATTGGTGTATTCAAGTAGCGACATCCGAATCTACAGGACAACCTCGGTTCTTCCGTTGATCGACTTTACGCCGGGCGCGGTGCTGAACGAAGGCGACCTCGATACCGCCTACAAGCAAGGACTATTTGCCGCCCAAGAGATGGTTGAGGATGCTGCCGACACCGGCGCGGGAATCCAAAGTATAACCTCGGCTGGTATCGCCGATGGGGCAGTGATCTCTGATAAGATAGCCACCGATGCGGTAACAACAGTCAAGATTGACGACGGGGCCGTAACATCCGCCAAGCTGGATTTGGAAGCAGTCACGGCGTTTCAACTAGCGAACGATTCCGTAGGTTCTTCGAAACTTGTCAACAATTCGGTGATAACGGCAAAACTTGCAGACAATGCGGTAACGACGGCAAAGATTGCCAATGATAACGTGACCCAAGCAAAGGTCGATAAGGCAGACCAATCCGAGATGGAAAGTCAAAGCAGCACCGATGGTGTTGTTACACCTGATGTTCTTAAGTATAGCCCGTTCTCTCCAAGGTGCTATGGTGTAGTTACTTATAACACTACATCGGTCGATTATAACACAAATGCCTCTTACAATGTAGCCTCGGTTACAGAAGGAGTAGGCGCCGAAGACACACGCACAATCACGTTTTCTGTTCCATTGAGCGACGTGAATTACGTTGTAGTGGCAACCATGCAGACCGCTACAACCATATCTAGTAATGAAATTGTAAGCATCACCAATAAGTCAACCACATCCTTTACAATGGAGTCCGTACGCAACGACGCACCTGACTTAAGCATTAACTTTGTGGTCTTTGGAAGCACCCTTAGTGCGTAACACAATACGATGAACTCGTCTCTGAATACTCCACTTGTAGGTATTACCGGATTGATTGCAAACATAACACTCGAGCAAGTTAACACCATTGTTGCTATTGCGGTAGGTATATCTACCCTGTTGTATATGTTAATAAAAATATATCATTTAATAAATAACAAAAAGAGATGAGCGACGAGAAACGAAGTATAAAAATGGAAGGTTTGCAGGACCTTTTGATAGATACATTTATAGATCAAATCAAACATGGTGACCCTGCGCCTGCCTTGTTAAACGCTGCACGTCAGTTACTTAAGGACAATAACATCACGGCAAGTGTCACCAAAGACTCACCCCTTGAAGCACTTGTAAATTTACTTCCATTCGAAGACCCAACTGATAAAGTTGTTAATGAATGAGTAACACTATTCCACCACAGCTTAAGGACTTCCGTAACTTCCTTTGGATGACATGGAACCACCTTACGCTTCCGGCACCCACTCCAATCCAATACGAGATCGCCGAGTGGATGCAAAAAGGTCCGCGCCGAGGGGTCATCCAAGGGTTTCGCGGAGTCGGCAAGTCGTGGATCTGTTCTGCCTTTGTGGTCCACCAGTTACTCCTTGACCCACAAAAGAACATCCTGGTTGTCTCCGCATCCAAGAACCGCGCCGATGACTTCTCTACGTTCACCCTTAGGTTGATCCATGAGATGCCCGTATTGGCTCACTTGATGCCCGGGGACAAGCAACGCTTCTCCAAGATCTCCTTTGATGTCGGACCAGCTCAAGCATCCCATGCACCCTCGGTCAAGTCCCTTGGAATAACATCCCAGCTTACCGGCTCCCGAGCAGACATCATTGTTGCCGATGACGTGGAGGTCCCAAACAACTCCGCAACACAGTCAATGCGCGACAAGCTCTCTGAGCAAGTCAAGGAGTTCGAAGCCATCCTTAAACCCGAGGACAACAGCCGCATTCTTTTCCTTGGGACACCCCAGTGTGAGGACAGCATTTATAACAAGATGCTTGAACGGGACTACGAGATGCGCGTGTGGCCCGCAAAGACAATAACAAAAGACAAGTCCGAAAAGGTCTACCGAGGTAACATCGCAGAGTCCTGTGTGGATGATGAGAACACCGGGAGACCCACCGAACCCAGTCGCTTCAACGAGATCGACCTAGCAGAACGCGAAGCATCCTATGGTAAGTCAGGGTTCGCCATGCAGTTCATGCTGGACCCCAAGCTGTCAGACTTGGATCGCTATCCCTTAAAGATCAATGACCTTATTGTTATGGATCTCGATGACGAGACCGCCCCGGAGAAACTGGTGTGGGCTCAGGTGCCCGAGAACGCTTGGGACAGCACGGTGCCCAACGTAGGGTTCACCGGGGATCGCTTCTTTCGCCCAATGAAGACTGTGGGGGAGCATGTGCCCTACACCGGAAGTGTCCTTGCAATTGACCCCTCGGGCCGAGGAAAAGACGAGACATCATGGGCTGTCGTCAAGATGCTCAATGGTTACCTTTATGTTACCGATGCCGGTGGTATGCAAGGAGGATACGACGAAAAGGTCCTTAAGGTGCTTACCATGAAGGCCAAGATGAATAAGGTGAATGTTATTGTGGTGGAAAGCAACTTCGGTGACGGCATGTTTGTTGAGATCATTAAGCCCTATCTTACCAAGATCTACCCTTGCACCATCGAGGAAGTCCGACATAACATCCAAAAGGAGAAGCGAATCGTGGACACCCTTGAGCCGGTGATGAACCAACACAAACTTGTTATCGACCCAAAGGTCATCCGTAACGACTACGATACCGCCCAAAAGTATCCCATCGAGACCCAACTCAAGTATCAACTGATGTTCCAACTGTCTCGCCTTACACGAGAAAAAGGAGCCCTGACACACGATGACCGCCTAGATGCCCTTTCGATGGCTGTGGCCTATTGGACACAACAGATGGCCCAAGACGCTGATACTAAGATGGTTGAACGTAAAGAGGAGCTTATCCACCAGCAACTCATGGCATTCAAGGATGCCTACTACAAAACCCACAATAACCAAAATAACATAACAACATGGATATAAACACTGTTAACGAGATTATAACGATGCTTGAGGAATACCGCGATAGTGGCCTCAGGATGGATTCTGAGAGGGTTTTGGAGGCGCCCTTAGGTGAACCTAGGAAACAACGCTTGGTGCTCGCTGTGGGGCATTCTAGGGCCAAAGACAACGGTGCGGTGGGTTTGGATGGTGTCACCAGTGAGTGGGCCTACAATCGAGCCCTTGCTCACTTCATCAACCTTTATCTCGACGAGTCCATTGATGTTACCATTGTTGATGTCTACAAAGGGGATTCCTACGGGGATGCCATGATGAACCTTAAGCTGGCCGTGGATCCCCTTAAGGCTGACCTGGTGGTGGAGCTTCACTTCAATTCCTTTAGTGATCCCAACGCCAACGGATACGAAGCCCTTTACTGGCACACCTCCCTCCGGGGCCGCACCGCCGCCGACGCCTTCATTGATGTGTTTGAGACGTGCTTTCCCGACAACCTTAATCGTGGCGCCAAACCCGTCACCGACACCAACCAAAGAGGCGCACGGTTCCTTAAGACCCTTAAAGCGCCTTGCGTGATCCTTGAGCCGTTCTTCGGTTCCAACCCCAAGGAGTGGGAAATGTTCAACGATACACACGGAAAACAACAACTCGGAAAGACCATAGCCACCGGTATTAACAAGTGTTTTTTAGATTGGCGTAAGTAGTTGAATAACAAGCACTTACAAATAAGGGCCATAGTAGGGGGAGGGGGAATAACAATCTTCCCTTAAGGTCTACTTAAAGTTGATCTTAGGAGACCCCGAAGGGAGACTTATCTAAGGAGATTTTAACAATAACAATAACATCATTCCTTAGTATTGTTATTAATAATTACCAATAACAACCAACTATAGCTACACTATTAGAGTGCACCGTTCGAACAGCTATAAGCACTTATAAG